CTGCTATTAATTTAGGCGGAGCTGCTGTTGTGTCAGGTCAATTTTCGCAAAACGGAAAGCCGCTTCATCACATTGTCGCCGTTGTCGGATACGGCGAAGACAAGGACGGTTTTTATTTTATCATTGACGACCCATGGGGAAACCACAAAACGGATTATAAAAACCATAACGGCAAGGGAGTAAGGATGTATCTTGCGGATTTCAACAGGATCATGAAGCCGCTTAATTCAGAAAAGAAGTGGGCTCATATTATAAAAGGTTTAAAAAAATAATGAGTAAGGGAAAAGCGTTATTAGTTGGTCTTATTGTTATTTGCGGTTTCGCAGTAGCTAATTTTTTTAAACCGGAATTTCCCGCAGGACAATACCTAACGGCAGTAGTGTCGCTAATAACAGGTTATTTCGCATTGCAGGTTGCGAATAACGGAGTTAAAGGGAAATTCTGGAATCATGATATGTATCATCATGAACGCGGCGAAAGACCGGATATACAAACAAATTAAAGGACAGGGAGATGAAAAATAATGTTAAAAAAGTTATGCGCAATATTATTATTATTTTGTTATTGTTCAGCCTCGGTTTTTGCGTCGGATATTTGTTTAACAGAGCAAGAGCTGGAATCAATAAAACAGGAACTGAAGCAGATGTACGAGACTACGATGAGGCTGCGCAGCGAATTGAACGCGCAGAGGCAGCAATCGGAGATGCTGCAGGAAACGTCAGGGAAGCTGCAGGAGAGGTTAGAATCAGTATTGACGAGGCTGGAATCATCAGAGAGGTCGCTGGAAATATCGAAAGAGGAAATGACCGCGCTCTTGACGGAGTTAGCGGTATTGCGGATGGAATACAGCGCGTTATGGAAATCCTGGACAAAGCAGAAAAGCGAAGTGCAGATATGGAAGGTGGCGGCAATGTCGGGCTGGATTAGCGCAGGGGTGTTGTTGTTTAGTAGTATTTTGCTGGGAGGGATGCGGTAGTGGATATTTGGTTGGGCGGAGCTATTGCGATCGCTATGTCTTTAATTGGTTTTATATCAGTGTGGATTAAAATGGGCATCGAAAAAGGAGAGCAAAAAAGAACGATACAGATGTTAGAACAAAAAACGGAAGAAAATAAAGCGTCGATAGTTGAGTTAAAAAACACCACACACAGCATACAACTGGATATAGCCAAGAGCATTGGAAGTATTGAAGCAAAACTGGATGGTATAAAAGAAACCATCACTACGTGGAGAGGAGGTGACCGTCGTGCCGCAAAGAAGTAAACTGGAATTACTCGGACTCGTTGAGGTCGTTGTTCAGATGTACTATCAGCAGGGGAAGAGACAAAAAGAAATTGCCGATTACCTTGCCTCAAAGGGATATTTTATAAGCAAGGGTTCCATACAAAGGACTATCAAAAGCCGCTCTAAGCAATTAAAGGAACTGAAGAAAAAACAGGACTGGGCGGAAACGCTGATAGCGGCGACAAACAAAACACCAAGGTTAAGCATCGCCGATGCCGGATTGCAAATTGCGTCAATGAAACTTTTAGAAGATATTTCTGAAATAGGAATTGAAGATATAAGCGAGATGCCGACAGAAAAGAAAATCCTGCTGCTTACAAGAGTATCCCGCGCTATCGGACTTGCAGCTAACGTTGAATTAAACTTTGAGAAAGGTCGTAAGCAGGGAATTCTGGAAAGTAAAGATAAATTTGAAGCAGCAGGAAAAGAACTCGGTATATCTGATGAGAAGATGGCTTTTTTGAAAGCGAAAGCATTCGGACTTGAAAATGCAAACAAATCTGTCTGAAGTTGACATACTTCTTCCGTATCAAAAAGCCTGGATAGAAGATAATAATCCGCTAAAGATATGGGAGAAGGGACGGCGTACCGGCGCGTCTTGGACGGAGGCTCTTAACTCTGTTTTCCAAACGCAGGGTAAAAAAGGACAGAACACATATTATCTGTCGTATAACAAAGACATGACCAGGCAGTTTATCATGGACTGCAAGTTCTGGTCAGAAATTGTCAACATCGCAGCAGGGGAACTGGAAGAAGAAATAATTGATGAAAGAGATCGTCCTTACACCGTTTATAGAATTCGTTTTTCTAACGGAAAGGAAATAGTAGGTTTGCCCGGCGTTGGTTACGCGATAAGAAGTAAAAAAGGACGCATTGTTCTTGATGAGGCAGCTTTTACAAAAGAGTTTAACGAAATTAAAAAAGCAGCTCTTGCGCTTTTAATGTGGAGCGGCTCTTTTTCTGTCATATCGACACATAACGGAGACGACAGCGATTTTTGCCTGCTGTTAAATGATATCCGCGGCGGAAAGGAAAAAAACTGGAGTATACACCGCACTACGTTTAACGATGCAGTACAGCAGGGAATATATAAAAGAATATGTCTTGTTAACGAGAAAAAATGGACTAATGAAGGCGAGGCGGAATGGGTTTCTTATATCAGAGATATTTACAAGGACAATGTCGAGGAAGAGCTGGATGGCATTCCGTCACGAAGCGGATCAAAATATTTTCCTTACGGGATGCTTGCAGCCTGCGCGGTCAGTACAGAAAAACTTCCAATCGTGCGGTTAGATTGCAAAGACAGTTTTATGTGGGAAAAACCTGAAAAACGCTGGAAGCAGATTGAAAAATGGTTTAATACTGAAGTCTCTCCGCTTTTGCGTAACATAAAAGGCATTTGTTATCTTGGGCAGGACTTCGCGCGAAGCGGTAATTTGTCTGTTATCTGGTTAGCGGAAGATCAAAACAAACAGGAATTAAAAAGCCGTCTTATTATTGAATTAAATAATGTGCCTTATGATCAACAATGGCAAGTTCTCTATCTTATAAATAAAAATTGCAATTTAGGAAACGCCGCGATTGACGGCAGAGGCAACGGACAAGCACTTGCCGAAGCTGCGGCGCAGAGGCTTCCCTGCGGCGCTGAAATGGTTATGATAACACGCGCATGGTATGCGGGTATTTTTCCAAAATTAAAAAACAGACTTGAAGGACGCGATTTTATTCTTCCTGATGATCAATACATTCTCTCCGACTTTGGAATAATTATATTAAAAAATGGTCAGCCTGTTGTGCCTAATGAAGAGCGAGCCGACAGAGGCGATACAAAAGTTAAACGGCACGGTGACGGAGCTGTGGCAGCGGCGATGTGTTTGTACGCATGGGAAGAAGGAAGCAGCAACGCTCCTCCTGTAGTCGTTTTAACAGAATCCAGAAGCGATACAATGTTTTACGGGTATTGATAATGAGTAGAAATAAAAAGCAGCAAGAATTAACGACACAAATTGTTGACCTCTCATCATCAATGAGATCGATTATCGGTCACATGGATGATACAAACAACTGGCTCAATTCTGTTGGCGAAAGTCAGGAAGTATTCAACAAAATGATTAACGATCCTAAAATTGAATCTTTAATCGAAAACCGCAAGGCTCGCGTGCAGCAGATGTACGGCTCTCAAACCGACACAGGAAACCGCAGCGTAGATGAAGCCTGCCGCGAATATATAACGTTCAATTTAATTTATAAACTCAATACAATTCTGTTAAACGCAATTCCCTACGGGATAGCGTTATGCGAAGTCGTCTGGGATATGAAAAACGGTTTTTATATTCCTGTTGATTTTATACCAATTCCAAGAACCGCGATTAATTTTCCGCAGAACGGCAGTTACGGAGTGCCTTATCTTACTACTTTAAACAAACCGCTGGATGAGCCTAATAAGTTTATCATACACAGAAACGACAAGGGCGATGGGAATATTTGGGGTTCTCCCGCGCTTAAAAGCTGTTATTGGGCATGGAAGTTTAAACAACTCGGATTTCGTTTTTGGATGCAGGCTGCGCAGCGATTAGGTGTTCCTTCCATTCTTGCAATCTTTGATACAAAAAACGCAGAAGAAGCGCAGCGAAGATCAAGAGAGCTGCTTCCGTTGATTCAAAACATGAACAGCGGATCTTCCGGGGCTTTCGCGAACATCAAAGAAATTAAAGTTGTAGACGGCGCTATAAAAGATTTTGAAACAATTATCCGCGTATGTAATGAGGAAATTTCCTATGGTATTACCGCGCAATCGTTAATGACAAGCCAGGCGGAGTTTGGAACAAAGAGCCAGGGGCTTTTACATTCGGAGACTTACAAATCCACAACCATACATGACGCCTATCTAATGCAGAGATCAATTCAAAAACTTTTTGATTATTTTGTTGATGTAAATTTTCCGGGCGCCGCCGTTCCGATGTTTGACATCGATTCAACCGATTTTGCGGATTGGGAAGTTATCCGCGATGCGATAGACAGAAATATTCCTGTGTCGCTTAACGCGCTTTATGATAAGGTACATCTGCCGCGCCCGGAGAGTACAGCGGATGCTTTTGTAAAACCGTCGTCATCAAACATGATGTTCAGCGATCAGAATAAAGACAGTTTTTTTTTGCGGACAGGCAAACGCGGTTAATACAAGCCCGAAGAAACGCGCGAAAACTTGATATTCTTGAAAATCTTTACCGCCCGGCGATAGCTCGGAGTTTTGGAAAGCGTTTAAAAGAATATGTGATGATGGCTGCCGCCGATCCTTCCATACTAAATTCAAATTATATTCTGCCTCCCGATTATGATGTCATGACAGAAACTGCTGAAGTTTTTATAAGAGCGTTACTGCTTGGAATGACGCCGGAAACAAATCAAAATAATTTTGCCGAGCCCATGCCTGAAGGATTTCTGCCTTATGAGGAAGCTGTCGCTTACATGAGCAAGCGTCTGCCTGTTGACCGTGAAACATATTACGCGTTATCCGACAAAATGCGTTACCGCGCGTTTACCGTCAGCCGCCTTGCGGATGGAGACGCTGTGCGTAACATGCAATCAATGCTGATAAACGCGATGGAGCAAGGCACAGGCATGAATGAATTCTTGCAAATGACAGAAGGAGAGCTCGCTGACGCAGCGGGAATGGGTAATGGTTCAGGCTGGTATTACGAAACTGTTTATCGCACAAACACCGCGACTGCATACAACGTGGGACGCGCCATCGGTTTTGAGGAAGTGCCGCCAATCGCGCTTGAGCTAATCGGCATTGACGATGACAGGCAAACTGAAACTTGTCATTCATTAACAGTACCGCCGTTTCGCAGACCTTACAATGATCCTGTTTGGGACACAATGTGGCCGCCGTTTCATTTTAACTGCCGAACAACGATACGAGGCATTTATGATCAGTCGGAAATTGATGACGCAGGTGGCGAAGATAAATTTTATTCCAGGAGCAATCCTGATTATAAACCTGCCGAAGGTTTCGGAAAATATCCGATTGATAAATCTGACTCATGGTGGGATCTTACCGACGCAATGCAGGATAGAGCGCAGGAGTTCGGGCTGGAAGTAGAATTCATGGCTGCGCATAATAGCTTGATTGAGCCGGAAAATAATCGGGTCATAGACTCGGTTGAAGAAACTACAAGAAAAAGCGCGGAAGATTATGCGCGTAACGATTTGGGAATAGAGTATGTGGATTATTCAGGGATTGACAGCAGAGTGGCGAATGAGTGGAATCTGTATATTGCGGAAAACATGAGGGAGTTTCCAGAAATAAAAAACATGATTAATTTTATAGGTTCAACGGAAGCGCAAGATGAATTGATGAAGCCAATGATTAGTCAAATTAATTTAGAATTAGCTCAATTAAAATATTCAAAGTATAATCCGGCTGTACAGCAAATGATGGCTGACAGTTACAACAGAAGGGTTATGGAAATGTTAAATCAAGGAATTGCCAGAACTGTTTGGCCCATTGACGAACGGTTAAAGCAATATGCAGGAGTAGCAATAAGAAATATTTCAGGCGGAGATTACGCAAGCTTTTTAGAAGCTATAAAAAAGGAAACAGGTGTTGCCAGTGTCAAAATTGCAGTTGAACATGAAGTTGCGCATCTTTTAGATCACAAAATGAAACTGCATACCGATCCGGTTATGCTTAATATGCTTGGTTTTACTGCTGTAACTGATAAAAGAATTGTTAAAGAACAAATAGCAAGCCTGTGGGCTGAAGCTCGTTACAATCAACTGAAAAACGGCTTGCCTTTTGAAGTAGTATCATTTATTATTAATAAATACAGGATGCTATATGGATAGGGAAGAATTTATCGTTAAGGCGAAAAAATATAATTTCACAGATGCTGAAATCAAAGAACTATTTTCGTTGTTGGATGATGATGAGCTTGCAGATTTCAACTTCTCTTCCGAATGTGCTTTAACTGAAGATGAGGTCAGTGTCCTTGGGGCAAATCCATAAATCTAGCCAGTAGCTCTAGACTTCCAAATTCTACCCCACAGCCTCCCTTTTAGAACTCTCCAGACTTGAAAATTCAACGATTATTCAACACTCTTATTGGCTCTCGCGTCACATTTTACGTTTTCCCCAAATTTGGCTCGTTTGCGGGCTGTTTTTTGATTTCCGATGCTCTGCCAGAAACGGCTCTGTAAGCGTTTGCGGTGAGAAGATTAAAAGTATGAAACTGCGAAAGGAAGTAATCGGTAATTGCACTCTCTACAACGCTGATTGTTTAGAAGTTATTAAAACACTAGTCACGGTTGATGCTGTTATAACGGATCCGCCTTATGGAATAACAAATTGTGAATG